GTAGGACACCATGCCAGAATTGGCCCCGATCCACGCCCCACGGTTGACCAGCGAGCCCACGATCGGGATCATGGCGACACCGTTGGCGACAGCATATTTGCGCGCGCGACCATCTTCGCCGTAACGGTTGCCAAGAAACTGGTTGGCATCCGGGCGCAGGCCCTCGATCTTTGCCCCGTCCATCGGCAACCGTCCCTGCAAAACCTGCAAGATGATCTCGGCCTTTGTCGGATGAAGTAAAAGCGGCCGGTTGAGGACCCGCGACGCGATCTGCGTCAGCGAAGGCCCCTCTGGCGCCTGCATAATTGTGGGTGGCTCGTTCACCGGACCCCTCCTGTTGCGATGGCGCGGCGGCGTGGCGATCTGCCCTGCGATGCGGCGCATTTTTCCTCAAAGCCCCGAATAACCATCATCAGGCGGTCTGGGCTGGCCGCGTGGAACGTGGCCGATCGGGAAACTCCCGTTGGGCCCGCCGTGAACGACACTGTCGCTGCGGCCTGACCCGCGATCAGCCGGTAATAGACCTCACGCAGGGCTTTAGCGGCCGCGCAGGGGTCATTTTCATCGATCGTCAAAGCCATTATGCAGCGTCCTCTTCGTCGTCATCGCCATCATCCGCATCGGCATTGGCTGCAATTGCCTGTGGGCCACCGCCAGCTGCGCCCATCAACATCGGCTCAGGCAGGTTGTATTCGGCCCGCAACAGCCGCTCGGCGGCCAGCTGCTGGTAGACATCATCAACATCGACCCCGTTGTCGTTGCAGATCATCGCGTCTGACATCACACCAAGCCGCTTCCACGTCTCGTGCGCTTTTGCCTTCTTGAGATCATCCGCCGTTGTACGCGGTGCCCCGCGCCATTCCGCCCGGCAGGCCGCAGTCCGGTTGGCCAGAAACGCCTCATAGCCGCCCGGAAACGCGATACCGCCACTGGCGACCTCTTCTTCCAGCCATGCCTCGTAAATTGGCTGACAAAACGGCGCGATGATGTTTTGCCGCCGCGTCTTGGTAATGGCGAAGATTTCAGCCGTCGCTGCCTGCAAGGACGAATAGGTGGCCCCGCTGTTGTCACCCGTCGCACTCTCATAGGTCAGCCCAAGGCAGCGTGCGATTTCGCGCAAGAGGTGCATCGAGAAATCTTTGTAATTCGATGAAGGCTGATTACTGGTGTGAAACTTCAGCTCTTGGCCCGGAAACAGATGCGCAAGGCGACCGTTGATACCAACATCGAGCGAGGAGCCGTCGTAAAAGCCCGCCAGCATATCGATATAAGCCTCCATGGGGGCCACACCCTCGGACGCCATCTTCGCTTGCTCTTGAGGTGTCAAAAGCCCCGCCAGCACCTCCTCTGTTGGCTCATCCGACGTGATCGTTGCCGCAAAGAGCGTTTGCACAATCGCGGCCATCAGCGTGGCATCGGCCAGCTGGTCAAACTGGCGCGCAACCTGCAGCGCGGGCGTCATCGGCGAGATGCCACGATGCGTGCCCGGCAGCCCGTCAAAGACATGGATCACGCGCGGCCGCCCTGCCCCATCGCGCGCACGCACGTCATATTCCACATCATGCTTGAACAGATCCTTGCGGATTGCCCGGTAGCCCACCGGCATTCCGTCCACGTCGGTATAAACCCCGTTGATCAGCCGGTTCATACTTTCAGTTTTGCGCGACAAGCGGTGCGGCGGCAGCAAACGCACCTTGGTGCCGTACCGGTTCCACGGCCTGCGCCGAAACGGCAGCTCGGCGAGTATTTCGCCAGTGATCAGCCATGAGCGAAACGCCGCACTTTGCATCTGCCCAAAGGTGCGCAGGCCCTGAATATCGCATTCTTGCGCATTGCGCGCCCACAGCTCAAACCGACGTTCAACAGTTTTGCACCACTCAGATGCTTCAACGGCTGTCATGCCAAAGGTTTCGTTCTCCGGGATAGACTTAAGCCGCAGGCCAGACCCGACTGTATTGGCAACCGCCTGATCCACAGCCCCAGCCAACCAGCCGTTGTTGTGCAAAAGATCGCCCACGCGCGCTGCGGCATCATCCCACGCATCAGCGATATCGTCTTGCGCCTCGCGCAGTGCCGGCTTCCAGCCTGCAAAAGTTACCCCTCGACCACCGCGCATGTATTGCCCAGTCGGCCGAGAGGCCACCTCGCCACCATTGGTCGGCGCAGGCAGAGGTGAACCCACGATCAGATCGCGGACCTTTGAGATAATGGACATGTGTTTACCTGTTCAGTCTGCTCCCGGCATTCGAGAAGCGTTTTCGAAGCACGCCACCACCAGAAGCCCGGGAGGAGGTGGGCTCTGATGGTGGCGGCTGATCACCCTTGGCGGAACTGTCGGAGGAGCCTGAAGAAGGACCTGCCTCCTCGGACCGCTCGACACCCTCGGGGATGCGTTGAACGTTAAGCGTGTAGCCAATGGCCGCACACATGGCCTCGCAATCAAGGAAATGGTTATGGCGTGAACGCTTTACCCATTTCGGACGACCCTCGACGACCATGCGCGCCTCCGAGGTCAGCTGCTTGCAGTAATCCTCAGTCACCTCGCTGTGGACAAAGAATGCGCCTGGCACATCCATCGGCGTGCGAATGCGCGACACCACCAGTGATTTGAAAAAATCAGTCGATAGCAAAACCAGATTGACCGAGTAAAGCGCACGCTTACCGTCGGGCTTGGCCTCGATCTTTGAGACCCGGTAGGGTGGCGTCATTACATCGCGCCCCTTGGTGGGCCAACACAGCCAGTGATAGCGGCGGCAAAACTCATAGACCTTGTGCTCGTTGCCAAGCTCCGGCTTGTCCGGGCGAAACCCACTGTCGATAAACACCTTTTCGATCTGCATGCCCGCCACTGGCTGCAGCATTAGCTCTGCCAGCTGCGACCAGACCTCATCGCTGTCGGTCGGCCCGTAAAGCTGGCCTGCATCGATCAGCCAAGACGTGCCACGCGCACCAAAGGCACGCATAACAAAGACCAGCGAGAACTTTTGCACATCGACGCCCATCACAAGACGCAGACCGCCCATGGGCACTTCGCCGGCCTTGTAAGGCAGGCGACGCTCCATGATTTCTTGCCATTCGGGCACGTCACCCGAGGCGATCATTGAATAGCACTCGCCAAAACTGGCGTTCATTGCCGTCTGCATGCGGTCATGATCGCCCGACTGCAGCGCGGTCAGATAGGTCTCGGCGCGCTGGCCCCATGTCACAAACGGCGAGCACAGACCAGAGGTCCACATCGATAGCGTAGAGCTCTCCTCAGGCGCTCCGGAAACCACCGGGTTGTCATCGACCAGTGTCACACTTTGACCCGGCGCGACCATGTGGCCACGCTGGTTCATCCAGATCTTGTCATCGTCGGTATGCACTCCGCCGCAGCGAGGGCAGCTTAGATATGCGTCCCGCTTTGCCTGCGATGGTGTGGCGCGCTCCGGCCAGTGCAGCTGCTTAAAGCGCGGGATAAAATATTCATTGCAGTGCTTGCACGGCCACACCCAGTGGTGCCGTGTGCCTTCCTGAAACAGCTTCCAGATCGGGCTTTCCAAATCCTCAGGCGCGGACCGCGTCCAGAACTCAAGGCCACTTTCTTCGTCCAACTCGATCTCCACAAGGCCCCTCGCTGGTGTGCTGGTGATCGCGGTGACAAAATCGGCATATGTCTCGCCCCGCGCCTCAACCAGACCCAGCACATCGCCCTGCCCTCTGACATTGGCCATCATCTCGTCGAACTCGTCGATCAGCGCCAATGCGGCCGGGTCAGATTTCAGAGCCGAGGAAGAGCCAGCATGCGCAAGACGAATGCGCACCCCGGCAACATGCTTGAGCGTTTTCTTCATACGCCGGCCGCGGACAACCTTGTGCTTGAGGCTCTCGGCCTCGTCGAGCAGACGCATGAGACGCGGCTCGAACTGATCGGTCAAAAACTCACGGGTCGGGCCCACATAGATGATCGGCGCTGGCCGCTGGTCCAGCCGCGCGCCAATGATGTCGAGCATGCTGTCTGTCTTGCCCGACTGCGCCGAGGTCACGGCCACGATGCGGCGGTATCCACCCTGGTGCACCGCCGCCGACCACGGGACCATGTAAGGTGTCAGCCAGGGATCGCGTGGGCCGGGGATGCCAGCCGTCTCTGGATAAATTCGGTTTTCGGCAGCCCAGTCCGCCGGGTCACGCTTCTGGCTCGGCTTCCATATCGATTTGGCCAGTTGCCAGAGCCCGCTCCGCTTCTGTTGTGCGTCGAGATAATCGCTCGAATGCTCCATCGATTTCCTGCTCAAGCCTGCGGCGTTCTTGCATGTCTCGCGTATATCGCGCCGGGACGCCTTGGAACTCCGACCTGACGGCCGCAGCCATCTCGCCAACCACGGCTCGGGCATCCTCCACCGGGATCAGGTCCCTGCTGCGCTCTTTGATCCGCAGCTCAATCTCCCGGGTCCGGGCGTCGGTCGCGCGGTTTGCTGCAACAGACTTGTTGTTCTTGGCCTGCAGGTCCTCGTAGTAGGCCATCACACCGCGCACGACTGACACCAGCTTGTAGCTGCCATGCGCCTCTTTGACGATGAACCCTTCCTTGGTGCGCTGCTGTATCCACTGCGTGCTGCGATCACAGAACTGCGCGACCTGCCCCACCGAAAGGGTGTTGATGGTCTGCTTTTCAGCGTCGTCGGCCATGTGTTTAAGTCTCTGTTTTTGCTTCTATTTCTGTTGATAAGCATCAGCACAAGAGCGAACGTGATTACAGAAGCGCCGCACCCCGCGACGCACCCACACGGAGACACCGCCATGACACTTGACCAAGCCATCGCCAACCTGATCGCGGAGCAGAACGCACTCGACGCACCCTGCACCACCATGAACGCAGCCCGGGCAGCCCTGAAGCGCAGCAGCAGCCAGAAAAACCTGACCGCCCTAAACGAAGCCATCAATGCTTTTGAAGCCCAGATCGAAAAGATCGACGAAGCCCGCGCCACATGCGACCGGATCGAGGCTGCAGCAAACATCAAGGCGCGCGCAGATCGCCACGCCACAATGGCTGCAGCTGAGGCCCATGCCCAGCCTTCGCTTTTTTAAAGCGACAATCCTAGACGCCTGTAAAGCAATGAAATTGCTTATAATTCTCTACACTACCAGCACGATATAAGCGAATGTGATTACACGAACAGCGACACACCCAGCCACGGAGACCACGCGATGACCAACACGATCCACACCCCCAAGGACCAAATGCCCGAGACGATCGACGGCCAAGACGGTCGCACATACTACCGCACGCGCTTCACCGGCGAGACCCTGAGTGCCTGCCTATTCGGCGCGGGGCACACGTGCCACGAATACTGGGGCTTTGTGGACGGCTACGAGGAAGACACCTTCCGCCTGCACGCGATCACAGCAAAACAATTCTGGCTCGACTGAGCCCGCAACCATCCACGGAGCGCACCAAGATGACACGCAAGACCATAGAAAACACCGAAGCCCTGATCCTCAGCGCCGCAGCACAACGGCCTGATCACATCGCCCTGCCGCTGCCCGAAAGCCTGCGCGGCGGTGCTGCCGCCAAGGTGGTCAGCACTATGATCGCCAAAGGGCTGATCGAAGAGGTCGACGCGGACATGCGCAAAGGCGAGCCCCTCTGGCGCGAAACCGGCGATGGCCACGGCGTCACGCTGGTTGCCACTGATGCAGGGCTTGCCGCGATTGGCATCGAGACTGAGGACGCGAGCACAGTGTCTGCGGGCGCATCTGACGCGCCAACCGACAGGCCCACGCCGGACAACTTATCCGAGACTGAGGCCTCGCCCAAAGCACACACGCCGCGTAAGGGCACCAAGCAGGCCACGCTGATCGACATGCTCAAACGCCCCGAGGGCGCCACCCTCGACGAGATCGTGGCCGCCACCGAATGGCAAAAGCACACCGCGCGCGGGGCAATGTCCGGGGCCCTCAAGAAGCGCCTCGGCCTGACCATCACCTCCGAGAAAGAGGAGCGCGGCAGGGTCTACAGGATCGCC